TTCCTGCCAGTCCAGGTCGTCGTTGACGCCCGCGGTGATGACCAGGAGCTGGTCGCGCACGGTCGGCTGGGTCAGCCCCTGGCCCGAGCCGGCCGCGTTCACGAACGCCTCGAATAGCGTGCGGCTCTTGTAGTGGTCGAACCCGTACTTGACGCGGAGCGCCGTCCGCGCGTCCACGACACTCGTCTCCTCGGCCCGGAAGTCGGCGATGTCGTTAGCGTTCCAGGAGAAGGTGAGGTCGTAGTCCTGGTCGGCCCCCGGCTTCCATACGAAGCAGAGCCAGATGTTCGTGAAGCGGTCCAAGTAGATGCAGAGACCGGCCTGCTCGGCGATCGACTGGAGCACGCGCTGCACCGAGGTCCGCTCGCCGATCCAGCACGCGAGCTTCAAGTCGCTCGGCTGGGCGTTCCGGAGCGTCGAGCGCGCGAGCACGAAGCTGCCCGTGGCGCTCGCCCCCGTCTCGATGTCGCCGCCCGAGACGAGCCCGTAGGTGACGAGGAAGTGGTGCGCGATGTCCGGCGGGCGCTCGATCAGGGCCGAAGCGCTCCCGGTGTAGGTGCCACCGCCGTCGTCCTTGGCGCCCTTCAGGTTCCCGTAGAACTGGCCGTCGAGCCGGTAGGTCGGGAGCACGTTCGTGAAGTTGCGCTGGATGAACCGCGGGTCGTAGCCGACCGGGCCCTGACCGGGGATGTGCGGGCGCTCGATGCTCTTCAAGAGCCGCGCGCCCGGCGTCACCACGCTCCGCTGCGGGCGGTACTTGACCACGAGCGCGACCCAGTAGATACGCGCCTTGTTCGTGGCCCCGGCGACGAAGTCGATGCGCACGTCGAAGATGGTGCCGGCCGCGATCGAGCCGAAGCCCCAGCTCTGGGCGTCGTAATCGGCTGCGGCCCACGTCCCCGTCTGCACCGCGGGGGTCGCCGAGGTTGCCGCCCAGTTGGCGGTCGTGGTCCCGAAGCCGACGCCAGGCGTGCGCGAGCGGATGCGCATGTTGTTGGCGTTGGCGGCGTCACCCGAGTAGGCGACGTAATACTGAACCGACTCGATGTGCCCGAGCGCGTCGCCGTTCGGGAGCACGAGCTGCAGCAGCGTCTTCCCCGCACCCTGGTCGAGCGTGGCGTAGGTCGTCTCATCGAACGGGTCCATCGCCCGGCGCGGCTCGCTCGCCGTGTTCTCGCTCGCGCGCACGTCGTTCGGGAGGATGGCGGCGTAGGCGATGGCGTTCTCGTCGGCGATCTCCAGGTAGCTCTCGGAGGCCCCGAGCGTCTCGGTGATGCCGGTCGTGTCGAGCGGGTTAAGGAGGTTGGCGCCCGCGACGAAGGCCGAGTAGCCGTTCGTCCGGTCCAAGATGTCCGCGCAGTCGTGGTCGGCGGCCACGAGCTTGATCTTGGCGTTCCCGACACCGGCATCCACGAGCACGAACGGCACGACGCCCTGGCCGGCGCCTGAGTCCTCCTGCTTGCTCTTGTTCGTGTAGGCCGCCGTCCATGGCGAGCGGAGCGCGATGGCGCGGTGGTCGCCGTAGACGAGCGGGATCGGGAGCCCCTGCGACACGTCCGGCGAGTTGGGATAGCTCACCTTGTCGACCAGCGTGGGCGGCGTCTGCTTGTTCCAGGAGAGATCCTGGAGGAGATGAAGCGTCATCCCGTCCGGCGTCATCTCGGCGGGACGAGAGACCGTGCCCTTGAAGATCTGGAAGGCGTCGACGAAGTCCGTGAGCGACTCCTCCCAGAACCAGAGCGTCACTTGCGCGTTCTGGAAGAGGTACTGATGGGGCAGATCCAAGACCGAGTCGCCGTCCGCGAGCGCCGCGGCCTGCGAGGCGTCCTGCCGTTTCGCCAGCCGGATCGAGCAGGAGACCGGGGCGAGCCCCGGGTCCAGGTGCCCGATCGCCGCACGGATCGAGTCGGCCGAGAGCCCGAGCTGCCAGAAGGTCGAGTCCGGCGTGATCGTCTCGGTGGTCGCGAAGCGGAGCTCGAGCGCCGATGGCGTCGAGAGCGAGATCAGGCACAGCGTCACGCGGCTCGCGTTCAACTTGCGCCAGGCCGAGAGGAATGCCGAGGTCGCCGGGCTGCTCACGGGAGCCTCGCCATCTCGAGCGTGACGCTGTAGGCCGAGTTGAAGCGCCGCACGCGCGGCACCCGGCCCTGCTTCAAGATCACTTCGTAGAAGTTGGTGTCGGGGTCGATCAAGAGGAAGCTGCCGGCCTGGTCCGTGAGCGCCGAGAGCGTCGTTTTCAAAGCCGTGGGGGCGTTATCGAACGGCAGGACGATGTCCATGCCGGGGTCGCCGAGCGGGGAGATGACGATCGAGCCGTTCGGCTGCGGCGTCTCGAGCCGGTTCTGGTAGGGCGAGAAGAGCCCGCCCGGCGAGTGGTAGAGCCCGAGGTCGGTCGGAGCGCCGAGCCACAGCCGCCCGATCGAGAAGGCGGCCGTGGGGATGCCGAACCGGAATCGCCAGTAGCGATGCGAGATGGACGAGAAGATGTTGCCCATGTCGCGCGGGGCGCCGGTGCCGATCGTGATGGTCGTCTGGAGGTTCCAGACTCCCGGCGGATAGCCGGCGGCTGATGCTGCCGAGTAGACCTCGCAGTTTGTAAGCGAGCCCCCGGGCGTCATCCTGTAGCCGAGAATCGCGGCGGCCGTGACCGTCTTGTTCGAGCCCAAGTCGACGTCGTAGTCGGTCGGCGCCCCCGGCACCGCGCTCGTCATCCATACCGTCGAGCGGTCGGAGTTCTTGGCGTTCTCCATCACGTATGGGCTCGTCTCTTCGCGAGCGGGCGCGCCGCCGCCGGTGCCGTTCTTGAGCGTGGCCGTCTGGACGTGGTTCGTGAGCCCGATCAGCGTGTTGTTCGCCATCAGCTCACCGCGCCGATCTCGAAGAGCCGGTCGTTGGCGCTCCGGAGGCTGCCCGTGGGGTTGATGATCGCGCCGAGCGTCGACTTGGCATCGAACGTCTGGATCACGAACGTGTTGCCGCCGGCTCCGAGCGATGCCGTGCCAGCGCCGGGGACAGAGCCCGGCGAGACCGAGTTACCGAACAGGTCTCCCGCCGCCGTCCCCGCACCGAAGATGAAGCCGACGTTCCCGGTGATGGCGCCCAAGGCCGCGCCCAGGAGCTTCAGGAACGCCTTCGTGATCGCCGAGGAGATCAGGTCGGCCATCGCCGCCAGGATGCCGTCCACGATGCTCCGCCACAGCGTCTTCATCGAGCTCGCGAACGTCTGCGTCTTCGAGGTGAGCTGCGAGAGCACGGTGAAAAATCCCGAGTAGACGTGTTGGCCGATGATGTCGAAGGAGTGGGCGACCTGGTCCGCGAACTTGGCGAACGCCTTGCCGGCCTCGGTCAACTGGAGCTTCGTCTGCTCGGCCAGCGGCCCGATCATGCTCGAGAGGCTCCCGCGGCCGCCGCCGCGAAGGCCCATCTGGTCGGGCTCCGACCACAGTCGGGCACCACCGAAGTCGATGGGCTTCAAGCGCGTGGCCGAGACGGTGACGCCGTTGACGGTCGGGCCATCGGCGCCGCCGGTGCGGATCCCCTGGTTCTTCGTTTCCACGAAGCCGCCGAACAACGCGCGCATGAGCGGGTCACTTGAACTCGCCCCGATCGTCTGCAGAAACTTCTCGAGCTTGTCCAAGATGGGGAGCGAGATGGTCGCAACGCCGGACCCGAGCCGCTTGAAGAACCCCTCCCAGGCGGCGCCGGCGCGGTCCAGCTTCTTGTCCAGCTCGTTCAGCGCGTCGATCTGGAACTGGTTTAAGACGTTGCCGCTGCGCTCCGCGGAGTCCGAGAAGCCGTTGAAGTTGTTCGCGAGCTGGAGGAGCAGCGGGACGATCTGAGCCCCGCCGCGCCCGAAGATGTCGAACGCGAGCTTCGCCCGCTGCGTCGAGTCGGTCGTTGCCGCGATCCCGCGCGCCGCCTGCATGAACGCCTCGAACGTGTCGTTCGAGGTGACGCCGAGTTTCGCCAGCGCCGGGTCGTTGCTCGCGATGGCGCGGTTCAGGAAGTTCAGGCCCTGGGTCAGCGACGAGGCATCGACCCCGCCTTGGCGGAAGGCGAACTGGAGCACTTGCAGCTTGTCGGTGGCGATGCCCGTCTGGGCCGAGAGGTTGCCGAGCTGCTCCACCTGCTGCGAGAGGTCGACCGCGGCCTTGAACGCGCCGGCTCCGAGAGCGATGACTGCCCCGACCGCAATGCCGAGGACGCCTGCGACCGAGGTCGCCGCCTTCTCGAGCTCCTGCAGGCTCTTGGCGTAGCCGCCGACCGCGGCGTTGCTCCGAAGGAGCCCCGAGGTCATCTGGTCGTTCAAGAGAAGCTGCAGCTCGATCGCGTTCGCCACTTACCCCTCGACTGCGCCGATCCCCAGGAGCGCGATCACCCGGCCGACGCCGAATGGATCCTTGTCCCCTTGCAAGAGCCTCAGCGCCTCTTCCGTCTGGTACTTCCGATACCGCCGCCTGGCCCGGCGCACGCTCGCCGCGAACCGCAGCGCCGTGAACTTGTCCAGGTTCTCGAGCCCCGGGATCACCTCGTGCGGCAGTCGAGGGAGTGCCGCGATGTCCCAGAGTTCATCCGCCGTGATGCCTGCTGTCTTTCCCTCCCACCCCTTACTGAGGAGCCACTCCGCGAAAGTCTTCCGCCTGTGCGGCGGCCTCCGCGGCAGACGGTGCCGGCTGGTTCGCCGGCTCTGTGAGCCCCGAGAAGTCCATGATCGCGGAGACGATCGCCTTCTGATTCTCGAAGCGAACGTTGTCCCAGTCCGCTTCGTCCGGCTTCGGGCTGCCGTTGAACGCGAACTTCGGGCTCAGGATCCCGGCCGCCGCGACCTTTCGCATCGGAGCGTCCTGTTCAGCGATGATCGCGCGCGCATCGGAGAAGGTGGTCCCGCCCGCGCCGTCCGCAGGCTTCGCAAGCTGCGGGATGCCGTCCAACGCCTGCAGCAGCTTGACGACGGGCACGGCGCGGATAAGGACCGACACGGTCTTGCCGTTCTGTGTTGCTGGGAGCGTGATCTCCTTCGACTCAGGCTGCGCGAAGTCCGCAACCGGGCTCACTGGTGACACGGTGACGCCTCCTTGCTACGTGGTGATGGTTGCCTGCGCGTTCACGACCGTGAACTTGATGCCGTAGTCGGGCGAGCCGGAGGTGTAGACCGCCTCCAGCTCGGCCTCGACGTAGCAGATGTCCATGTCGTCGATGCCGTTCTTGAACGACACGACGCGCGAGTTCGCGGCCTCGAGCTTGAACGAGCTCGGGCTGCTCGTGAACGTCAGCGAGAAGGCGAGGTTGGTGCCGGCGATCCAGGTGTCCATCAGCACCTTCGTGCGGAACTCGCGGCGGAACTTCAGGCGCGCCATCTCCGGGCCGGCGCGCATCGGCTCCAGGATGTAGGCGCTGCCGCAGTCCTCGCGCGCGACGCAGCCGTTCTGCATCGAGAAGGTGAAGGACTTAAGTATCACGTCGCTCCCGCCCACGTCGCTCGTGCCGTCGTCCAGCACGGCGTGCGAGGTGAGCACATAGAGCGGGGTGGCCGCCGAGAGGGCGCCCGTGGGCGTCTGGTCCGTCTCTTTCTGCTTCCCGACCACGCCCCACGTCGCCCTGACGATGCTCGCGGCCTCGCCGGCAAGCTCGAGGCTCACCATCTTCGAGCCGGTCGCCCGCTGGCACTTGCCCGCCGGGATGTTGCCCTCGATCAACTGGTGCGTGAACGAGTTGAACAGTTCCTTAGTGGTGAATACGTGCGTGAACGGACCCGCGCCCGTGGTCGAGCCGCCGTTCGCGCCGAAGGTGGCGGTGCCACACAGCGCGTCGATCAGCATGAGCTGCTCGTTGTACGTCAGGTACGTCTCGATCTGCCCCTCGGCGCGCTCGTTCACCTTGACGATGTCGCGCGCGACCATGCCGCCGTGGAGCGAAAGGTCCTTCTCCTGCTTGATGACCGCCTCGACGCCCATGCTCAAGGGCGCGATGCGCTTGGTCGAAGCGACCGCGGTCGCCCACGTCGACTCGCGCCCGAACTGCCAATAGCTCTTTGAGCCTTGTCCCGGAGCCGTCACTTGTTCATTCCTCCGTGAATAGCTACGGGTTGTCCGTAGTCCACAGCCACGTTGCGGTGATCTCGACCGTGGCGGCCGCAAAGCCGGCCCCGGAGAGCTCCACCTCGGGCGAATACCCCTCGACGTGCACCCAGCCCGTGTCGAGCAGGTGGTTCAGTTGGTAGTCGGTCTCGACAGCCACCATGATGTCGGCGGCCAGGTCGTTCAGTTCCTGCTCGGCCTCGCGAGAGATGGCCGGGTGGTCGGAGACCATCGTCACCGTGAACTTCGCCGCGCAGCGCGCCGTCAAGGCGCCGCCGAGCAGGTGGAATCGCTCGCTCGGCCCCCAGCTCTGGAGCGTCAGCCAGAGCCCCGGCTTCGGCAGGTTCACGAAGTCGACCGCAATCCCGCGCTGCACCGACTTCGGGGCCGTCAGCCAGGTCGCATCGCTCGAGCGCCCGATCAGCTCCAGGCGCGCGAGCACGGCGTCGGCCACGAGGTTGGCGATCGCGTGGTTGCGCGCGGTCATGCGTTCGCCTTCTGGACCACGGTCCGGATGGCACCGCGGGTGATCTCAACCACCTGCGGGCGCGAGGTGTCGCGCGTGCGGGCGAAGATGCGCCGAGGGCGCATGCGCACGGTCTTCAAGAGCAGGTAGAGGAACTCGATCCGCCCTGAGCGCGGGCCCCCGCGCGGGCGAACCGCCCAGAGCCGGCCCTGCTTCGTTCGGTGGAGGAAGGCGCCGGGGATGTCCTTGATGCTCTTACCGGCGAAGCGGTCGACCCCGGCGGCCGTCTGCGCCGCGGCGGTCGGGATGCGGAGGTAGCCCCTGGGGCTCGTGCCGTGGACCGTGCCGCCGTCCTCGTGGAGTTTCAGGTGCTTCTCGGCCGATCCGACCACGCCCACGAGCGTGCGCCCGTTCCGATAGATCCTCGTCCCCGCCGTCAAGCTCGCGCGCGTCTTGCCGCTCCGGGTCGAGAGCCCGTTCCCGCTCGCCCCCTTCTTGCCCCAGAAGGCGTCGCGGTTCTCCGGCGCCGTCATCTCGGTGGACAGCATGCGCCGGACAAGCAGCACCGAGCGGCGCATCGCGCCTTCAGTCTCCAGGCGCAGGCTCTTGGGCGCTGCCGCCAAGTTCCGGAGCGCCTTCCCAGCTCCCTTCACCGAGACGCCGATCATCGCCACCGCCTGACGAACGGCGCCAGCATGGCGAGCACGTCCTTCGGCATGTCGAAGTCGGAGAAGCTCGCCGACAGCCCGCCGGCCGAGAAGTTGTCGCTCCGGCCGCGGACCTGGAGCGCGTCGGTGAACAGCACCTCGGCGCAGCGCATGGCCGCCGACTCGAGCGCGGCGTATGCCCAATGCCCCAGGTCGGTAGCCGTGGGCTGGACGTAGCCGCACCGCGCGTTCACGACGATGTTCTGGTTCCCGCGCGGGAAGGTGTCGTTCGCGAGCACGATGAGCCCGACCTCGAGGTCGAAGTAGGCGCCGTCCGTGTTGATGGCCGTGAGCGTCCCGGCGTCGTCTCGGTAGATCGAGAGGAGCTGGACGAGCGGGAACTCCGGCAGATACGCCTCGACCGAGCCGTCGCCCGAGAACCGCAGCGGCTGCGAGCCGAACATCACCGAGACGCCCGAGAGCGCTGCGGTTGTCTTGCGATTGAGTTCCAAGGCCGAAGCGCTTGTGATCGAGGCCACCTGCGAGCCCACGCTGAGACCGACCGCAACCGCGTCGTCGCCGGCGAAGAGCTGCGTCGTGAAGCCGCTGCCCGTCAGGGTCTCGTCGCCGCTGCTCGCGGAACAGGTGATCGTGTTCGCGGTGCGGTAGTTGCGAGCCCGGAGCCTGCGCTTCGTGTGCTGCTCCATCCATAGCGTCGCCGCATTCACAGCATCCACGAGCCGCTGCTCGATGTCGACTTCGGCATCGCCGGCGCGCTTGAGCCGCGCCTGCAGTTGCTCGGGCGCGATGAACGAATGCGGCGAATAGGCGAGCACTTACCGGCGGCTCCCTCTCGCCGGCGGCGCTTGTGCGGCAGGAATGTCTTCGGGCACGATCGGCGCCGAGACGTTCAGGCGATCGGTCGCACGCTCGCCTCGCACGCGCTCGAACTTGCCCGCGGTGTCCTCGGCGCAGAGATAGTCGGCCTTCGCTTCCGAGACCTCGATCACCTCGCCTGGCGCCACGTAGATCTCGCCGTCCGCGTAGATGCCCGCGGCGGTGTTGCGTACCTTCGGCATGCTGCTCCCCTTCCTTGGGAGCCGCTTCAGGCGGGTCCGGGTCGCCCCATGCTGCCCCCGAACCCGCCCTCCGCGACTGGACTAGAGACCGACGCCCGCGACGATGTGCGGCTTCGACGCCGAAGGCGTGATGAGTGCCTTGAACGCGAAGCGCTGGATCGAGCGCACACCGATCTGGTCGTAGCTGAACCGCTCGCTGCGATCGACATCGACCTCGACGCCCTGCCGGGTGCCGCCAAGCCACATGCGCTTGTTGAAGAGCAGGAAGCCCGTCTTGGTGGTCGTGATGCCGTCGATCACACCCGAGTTGTTCATGTTCTGCGGGTACGCGCCCGAGACCGCGAGCGGGTAGCCCATGAGGATCCCGACCGTGCCGGTGAACAGCGTCGCCGCGTCGCCCGCACGCTCGCGCGTGAGATAGACGAGGTTGCCGTTGCCGTCCTTGAGGACCAGCGCCTTGGCGAGCCCGGCATAGCCGGTGCCGTAGCAACAGTCGTTCGGGTTCGCGTACTTCCCGAGCGCCTGAATCATGGCCGCCAGCTTCTCGGCCGTGAGGCCCGCCGAGAGGTCCACCGTCGAGCCGAGGAGAGTCGCACCACGACGGAGGCCGTCGAAGTTGTCGCGCACGTCGGTCGTCGCCGGGTCCGCGCCCGTGTCGATCGTGGCCGTGGCCTGGCCGTTCAGCACGCCGTTCTCGATGCCGAACGCCTGGGCGTAGGTCATCTCCTCGTCGTACATCGGCAGGATGGCGACGATCGAGTCCTGCTCCACCTCGCGCGAGAACCATGACAGCGTCGCGATCTTCTTCGCGTCGAGCTGGACGTTGGTCGACGTGGGATCGCTCGCCACCAACTGCGTGTTCGAGCCGACCGCGTCCGCCTGCGCCTCGGGGATGACGTACGCCGTCATAAACGCCGTGAGCCCCGGCGCCTTCCACGGCGACTGCGGCATCGGGACGATCCTGACCTGGCCCGAGATCTGGAGCTGGTCGCGCACGTCATCGAACTTGTCGGCCGAGAAGAGCGTCGGCACCCACTCGGTGACGCCGCCGGCCGTGGCCACGTCGATCGCGCGAGCGCCCTGCTTCAGGCACTCCTCGAACGCCTTCCACACCGGCAGGCCCTTGAAGCCGCCCTTCCGCTGGTACTCGGCCGCGCGCTGCGGGCTGTCCGCCGTGGTGATGCGCATGATGTTGTCCATGCTCACCACCATGTTGTTCAGCCGGCGGAACCGCATCGCCCAGTCGAGCGCGGGGCCGTCGAGGTACATCTTCAGCTCCTTGCGCGACAGCGCCAGGACGTTGAAGAGCGAGCCCGAGATGCGGCCCTTGTAGTCCTCGTCGCGCTCCACCTTGTGCACGGTCGGAAGCGAGCGCAGCCCGCTCTCGATCGCGCCGTCGCTGCCGATCCGGCCCTGCTCGTGAAGCGCTTTCAGCGACTCCTCGAGCTCCTCCACGCGCTTCGTCGCACGCTCGGCCTCGGTCTTCGCCTCGAAGCCGACCTTGAGGTCCGCCTCGACCTT